AATAATACTTTTGTATTGATAATATTATTTAAGTCTAATTTCATTTATATATATTACATATAAAAAATAATGGCAGACATGGATAATATTCTTGATTTATTCGATTGTAATGATAATAATAATGATAATCACTCAGATATACCTATAAATGAGAATTATTTTATCGCTGAAATACTAAAACTTATAAAAGAAAGTAATGATTTCCCATTATATATTTATGTAATGATTAAATCATTATTACAAAAAAAAGAATTATTAAATAAAAATCAGATTAAAGAAATTATAGATATATTAGGAGTGAAACCGGAAATTAAAGAAGTTATTAAATATAAAGAAAAAATTGTTTATAAAGAAAGAAAGAGTAGGGTTTATGAAGGGGATGATTATTAAAAATATCTAATTTTTTAAATTTGATTTAAAAGTAAAATAATACACATATCAAAAATATGTCAGCCATTTCTGAAATTCAAGGTGTACTTAGCGAAATGGTTTCTCGGACCGTAATTGATAATATTGATTGTATTAGAGGTGAAGAAAAACCTGAAATAATTGGTAATTTTCTTAAAGAATATTTAAATATTGATCAAGATATAACTGTAACTGAATGTTCAAATTTTTCGACTAAATATAAAATAAAAATATATGGTATAGATATTTTATATACAATATGTGATTCGGCTGGTTCAAGCCCAGATTGGATTATATATATGAAAGAAGGAAAACATATTTTCTGTGAAGATACTAAAGCAGGATTATGCGAATCTGGAAATAATGCTCAATTTCAAAGATTTACTAAATTTGTGCCTGTCTTGGTAGATGAAAAATATCATAAAGTTTATTACTTAGATAATAATGACAAACACGAAAAAATAAATGAAGAAAAATGTAAGGGTAAACCAAATAAAACAATAGTCGCAATGAGATTATGGAAAACTTGTGGTATAGAGTTAAAAACTAATAATCCATTATTACAAACCAATTTAGATAAATTTATTAAACCTTATAGAGATTTAAAAGAACTAATAAATAATTGGAATACTGCTGCTTGTAAAACGACGAATGGTAGTACTAAAGGGAATATATGGAAAATATTTAATGATAATGGTATCATTAATATAAATAATTTTGTAGTTACAAAGCCTCAGGGAAACGGAAAAATCACTTTAGCAAATGATCCGGGTATTGGTACAATATTATTAGTTATATGTTCTTGTATAGCTTATGGGTCAACAGACTTTATTATTGATAATAAAATATGCGACAGAGAAGACCATAAATATTGTATATCTCAAAATATGATTAATGATAAACGTGAAACAACTATGAAATTAATTAATAGTATCCTTTGCATCCAAGAAACTTTTAATGTTTCTATTAAAATTAATAATATAGTGTTACCTGATACTCCACCTTGCTATAATACATTCTTTAATTGCGAAACTAAATCGGAAAAGGTTGTTAATATCTGGGAAGAAAAAAAACTTAGAGATGCCAATAAAATAGTACCATTTTGTAATCATGCAAGGGGGTCATTAGAATATATCAAAATATGTGGAAAAGAATATACTATTCCTAATAAGGTATATACACCTGATTTAATTTGGATAGATATCGAGCATGAAACCATTTATTTCGTAGAAGCAGAAAAATATAAAAACTATAATAATGGGAAAAAACAAATAGAATCATGGAAATCAGGTACAGAAAAATCAATTACTACAAGAGAATTCTTTAAAGAAGTATTTCAGAACACACATTATAAAGATTATTCTCACAAAGCATATATTACATTATATATTCAAGATATAACTAATGATGATATAAATGATATGAAATATGTAAAACATATATTAGATAGTAATAGAGTATTTAGAACAAATACTGCTGTAGAATATTTAGATCTTAATAGTTCATTATAATAACTTCATTCTTTTCGTTCTTTCCTCTCTTTGATTTATCTCCTGATAATGTTCGTGCAACTGCCAATGTATGTATTTTAAAATGATCTTCTTTAAAATTATTTTTTATATAATCTGAATTAGAATTACTCATCATAAATTTGGCACCTTTTTTATGAATATTATGGCACAATTTAATCAATCTATCATGATCTGATTGACCGAAACCTTCTGGTGTGTAATCAGTGAATGAATTTTCTTTTAATGGATAATATGGTGGATCAATATATACAAAATCACCTTCTTTAATTTTACTATATGACGATTCGAAATCGGCATTAATGATTTTTATATTTTTATTAGATAAATATTTTGCCATACTATTTATATTTTCTTCGGTCGGCATATTGATATTTTTTCTATTGCCAATAGGGATATTATAATTACCAGTGTTTGCGTTCTGTCTCCATCCACCACAATAACATGTTCTCATGATAAATATGAATAATACAACCTGTTTTATTGTAGTTGGATTATTTATATTAATATTGAATTCGTCCCTTTTTTTATAATAATATATATCTCTTGGATCACCTTTATTTTCAAAATCTGGTAAATTATTCCATTCGTCTTGTATTGTTTTCAGCTGTTTAATTAGACTTGTAGTGTTGTTTTTGGTTTTTTGGAATGCATTACATATATTAGAATTTAATTCATATGCAAATGCTATTTTAGGTTGAAATCCTAATAAAACAGATCCTGACCCTAAGAATAATTCATAATATACATTATATTCTTTAGGAAATAATGGTAATATTACATTTAATAATCTTGATTTACCTCCAACCCAATGAGCCAACGGTTTAATTACTTGAGTAATATCCTGTTCTTCATTTAATATTTGAACAGGTTCATTTGGAATTATATCGTCTATCGTAGCTATAATATTACCTCCATTATTATACTCAATGACAGACTCAGTTATTTCGTCCCAATTAGTAAGAGAAGGTATAGAATCAGTTGGTGTGATCGATTCTGTGAATTCTGGTTTTATAAATGAAGGATTATATTTAAATATATTATCATAATATCCTTTATCTATTTCCGAACCTATAAATTTACGATTAGTATTATGACAAGCGGTAGCAGTGGTCCCACCACCCAAAAATGTATCACAAACTAAATCACCTTCGTTTGTATGTTTTTTTATAATATCTTCAAATAATGGAATCGATTTTTGTGTTGGATGAAATCTAAACTTATTAGGAGGAATAGGATATTCATAAATTCCTTTATCATACTTATTATTAAAAGTAGGTTTTTTATCTTTACAAGCAGTCAAAGCAATCTCACGAGCATTTGTTAGATAATTTGTGCTACTATTTAGTGGTTTGGGATTTTTTTTGATCCATTCAATAAACCTTATTTGTTTATACTTATATTTTTCTAATAAGTCGTTCAATAATGTAATTTTTTTCCAATCAAACCATATTATAATTGTCCCGCCTGATTTAAGTTTTTTATAATATAATTTTATAAATTCTTCAAGTTTATCCATTGTAAAATCATGATCCCAATCTCCAAATTCATGCTTAGATTTGAATGCTTTTCCATATATAGTTCCATATTTAATATATTTATCTTTATCATCGTCCGTTTGAATATTATTTTTAGATTTATATTCACCCCATTCATCTTCTGTTTTTTCATTTATATTATTTTCATCATTATATTTAACTATTTCATTTAATTTATTCATTCCAGTTTCTTTTGAAATTAAATATGGTGGATCAATAAGTGCTAAATTTAAAGAGTTATCTTCTACATTTTCTGATAATAATTCTAATCCACATTTATTGTATATTTTTGAATAGCAGTCACTCATTTATATTTATTGTAATTTACTTTTTAAATTATTTCAAATTTTAAATTTGATTATTATACAACATTAATATTTAAAATTAATTTACAATAAATATAAAGTATGCAATCTTTCGGAATTGATCAAGAAGGTCTTGCACTTGCTCTGGCAAATGACAATTGTATTAGTGATTTGGCATGCATCATGGAATTTTTAGATAATTCACTAAAGGCACAAAGTGATAACATTAGTATAATTAATAATGATAACATATTTATCATTCGTGATAATGGTGAAGGTTTTAATAAAAATAAAATAAAAGATATTTTAACACAATATAAACGCCAAGGTATTGAAAATAAAGAATCTTTGTCACATTTTGGTATAGGATTAAAAGCATCATTATATTGTAAGTTAAAAAATGAAAAAAGTTTCGGGTTTATTATTTCTGTTACACAAACAACTAGAGGCCCTCAACCAACAATTATTTATTTAAAATATATTAATAATCTTATTAAATATAATACAATTGAATTACCTTTACCAACGGCACAAAAATTAACAGTTTTTATAAATAAAGGTACAATTATTTATCTAGAAAAAGTATCAAATATTATATTTGATCCAGAAAATGATGATGAAGAAATCATATTAGATTATCTTGAAAAATTTATAGATAATAATATATTTGATAATTCATTTAATGAAGAACAAGAAACTTTATATAATGATTTATGTAAATTATATGCTCCTGTCTTAGAAGATAAATTAAATATTACTTTTAATAATAAAAAATGTGAACCAATACATTTTATTAAAGATACTGATGATTTAGTATTAAATTTAGATATATATATTAAGATAAATGATACTGAACATTTATTATTATTAAAAGATTATAATTATCAATATTCATTAGATGGTAAATTTAAAGAGAAAAATAATAATATTACTAATTATAACTTTGATACAGACAAAAGTATTATTAAATTAGGAAATTTAGAATTTTATAACTCTAAACCTGAAAATGGATTGAAAAGAGTACAAATTAATATTCCTCAACAAAGAATTATTCAAAGAAATAATTTTCCTAAAAATATAAACGGAATTAGAGAACATACTCATTACCATATGAGAATAATATTAAATGTTGATAATTTAGATTATATGAAAAATTATTTATTAGTGCAACAAAAATTACCAAATAATCATATGGCAGTAACCGATCTAGTAAATAAGTATGAGGGTTTGACTCGTGCTGTAGTTAAAATATGTATTAATGATGATATTTTAGAAAATTTTGGTTGGTATATTAATAAAGATGGAGGGAAATCGCATAAACATATGAAATTATGTGATAAACCTGCACCACCCTGTCCAGGGGGGGGCGGCCCTGATCCATATCCAGGAGGGGGATCAGATATAACTTCTGAATCAAGTGATTCAGGTAATGAATCTAAACCAAAACCAGTTAAAAGAAAACAGAAAAATCGTGGTGTGACTCTAAAACCTGGAGGATATTTATATTTATTAACATTAAAAGATTCTGCTGATTGGAAAACACCTGCCGGAAAAACTATTTATAAATTTGGTAAAGCTACAGATTTAAAAGAAAGAATTAATCAACATCAACATAATCACCCAACCAAAGAAATTGATGTAATTTATAATGTTAAAACTAAATTTGAATTAGATAAAAAAGAAACTGAAATTATAACATTATTTCAACAGAAACAATATTTATATAATACTAATTCTACTTCAACCACTGAATTTATTTGTTGCGATAATATTTCAGAAATTAAACAAATTATTAATTCAGTTGTTCCTGATAATTAAATATGAATCCATATCCATATATTTCCAGCGAATTAGTTGATATGTTTTTAGATCATTATCCTCTCGTTGACAAAATGATTAAAGGTAAAAAGAAAGAAAAGGTCATTAGGCCCATAAATTTAAAAAATGGTAAATATATCTCTATATTTACATTAACTCGTGCTAAATGGGATTCGAAAGACTATAAAACAACTATATATGAAGAATCAAATGAAATTATTGTACCATTTATTTCTGGACCTATTCATCATAATAAAGAGTTTTTAAAATTAATGACAAATAAAGATTTAATTATATTCATTGGCACAGGAACAATTAAATATAAACGTGTTTTTCATTATACTGGTAAAATATATAATGTAAAACTATTAGGAAAAGCAGAAGAATACTCTGGTAATTATTTTAAATTTAATATAAATAAAAAAATACAAGATTACATGTACAACCCTGAAGACCCACACAATACATGTAATCAAAATAAACATGCTTGTTGATAAACAGGTACTTCCTTCTCTTTCTTAGATTTATAATTACGTTTTTTATATTCTTCTTTTTCTTCATTATCATTTTCATATAATTCATATTTCTTTTTTTTATATAAACTTATTCTTTTCAATGACTGTTTCTCAAAACAATTTATATTCTCATCTATTATATCACATATTAATTTATGATGTTCACCATATTTCCGAAAAATTCGTCCCACTGCCTGCTCTACTGATCCCACAGGACTGGATAATATCACTGTATCTAATGAAGGTATGTCTGCACCTTCCGAAAAGAACGAATATGTCCCTAAAATAACTCGTAAAGTAGCATTATGTTCTAATGTTTCTGGATGGACACCACCTATATATAATCCGGCCTGTTCTGTTCCATAATGTTCATTTATAGTTTCCATCATATCTATTAAATGCTGTCTTCTTTCACTTAAAATTAATATTGTTCTTCCTTCATCGAAATATTTATATAAATAATTTAATATCATATCTGTTCTAGGTTTATATTCACATATTTGATTTACCATCTTTGGCCGACAAATTGTTCCATTAAATATAGTTTGTTTTTTGATATATTTAGGGTCATCACATACATATTTAATTAATCTGGTTTCTACTTTATGTTCATTAATTTCATCGGGTGATTCATACACCACATCACCTATATAATATTTAAATACATAATCTGTGCCATCATTTCTTTTAATGGTTGCTGATAAACCTAAAATATATTTAGGGGATACTTTTTTCATTGCTTTTGAAAAAACCTCTGCAGATAAATGGTGTGCTTCGTCGAAAATTGCAAATCCAAATGGTTTAAATAAGTCGGGCGGATACTCCTTCATCGAAAGGCTTTGTAACATTGCTAATACTATATCTTTCCCTTCTACATCAATAGTTTTACCCTGAATATATCCAACTTTCGCATCAGGTATAAACTGATGCACCCTTTCCGTCCACTGATCTAATAGGAACGATTTATGACAAACAACAATTGTTTTCTTTTTAAGTTGACATGCGATATTGAGTCCTAATACTGTTTTGCCACCCCCACATTTTAAAGAAATCATACCCGCCCCTCTAGTCTTAGCAGTTTCTAAATAAGCATCTCGAATGGGTTTCTGAATTTCTCTTAAATCTCCATTAAAATTAATATTAATATCCTCTCCATCTGG